CGATGGCGGTGACGCGATCGAGCGGGAGGTCAGCCTTGTCCCGCATTTCGGATGCGAGGTCGGTAATGGACTTGGTGAGGGCTTCGACCTTCTGGTCGAGGTCCATGTCAGGGGTCTCCTCTGTTGAGACCGCCCGTGTGAGCCCGAGAGGTCAGATGTTGCGAATGAGCGCCTCGAGCGAGTCGAGGGCATCCGCGAGGCGTCGCATCGCCGCAGCATCGCCGCCCGCGCCAAGGTCGCCCACAGGCTCGCCGGGTGCGGGAAGGTCAGGCCGAAGGTCGCCTGCCAGGCGGTCCAGTTCGGAGAGGACGGCCTTGACGTGCTCGTCCATCTCGATGCCGGCAGAGTCGAAGCCCGCGATCGCCTTGGCGGCCGTGATGCGGGCGTAGGGGTTGGCGGGGGTTGGGGTGAGCGTCTGCTCGGCGTGCGGCCACACGTCGATGTGCCCGTTGCGGGCCTTGCGGACGAGGTGGGCGACGGCGCCCGAGGAGCCGAACATCTTGCCGGCCCGGATGAGCGCATCCACCTGCGCCCAGTAGCGATGCGAGCGGTCGAGCCAGATGGTCGCCCACCAGCCGTCCTTCGACTCGGCGAGGTCATCCTGTACGCCCAGTTCGGAGTCGCCGACCTCGTCGTCCTGCCCGTGGTGGAACAGGACCGGGCGCTCCTTGAACCAGCGCGCCTTGATGTCGGTGTCGTGGTCGAAGTACTCGCCGTCGAGGTCCCGGCCGTCCTTGAGCGGCCCGCCGAACGGGATGGCGAGGACGCGCCACTTGGACGAGCCGATCTGCTCGGCCTTGAGAGTGTTCATCAGAAGTCTCCGAACGGGAGGATAGAAAGCACCTCATCGTCGTCGGGTGCCACCGCCCGACCGCCGCCGCGACCGCCAGAAGGTCCTGTGCCGGTGCCTGCGACCGTGGCCGCCGGTGCCGTGATCGCGCCCGTGCCGGTCACGTTCTGTCGATGGGTGCCACTGCCCGACACGGTGGCGGCGGATGCGGTGATGGAGCCCGTGCCCGTCACTGGCCCGGCGTGGGAGCCCGTGCCTGCGATGGTCGGAGCCTGGACCGTGACGGCCCCCGTTGCGGTGAACGTCTGCGCACCCGTCCCCGAGACGGTGGCCGCGGGGATGGTGATCGAGCCCGTGGCGGTGAGCACGAGGCTGCCCGTGCCTGCCACCGTGGCCGCCGGGACGCTGATCGCGCCGGTGCCTTCGGGGTTGGTCGGTGCGCCGCCCTCGTGGGTGCCCGTGCCCGAGACGGTGGGAGCAGGGACCGTGACGGAGCCGGTGGCCGTGAAGACCTCGGCGCCTGTGCCAGAGACGGTCGCCGCGGGCACGGTGACCGCACCCGTTGACGTGAAGACCTCGGCGCCGGTGCCCGACACCGTGGCGGCGGGGACCGTGATGGCGCCGGTAGCGGTCAGGATCTCCGAGCCCGTGCCAGAAACCGTGGCGGCGGGGACCGTGATGGCGCCCGTGCCTGACGGATCGATGCGGAGGCTCTGGTGCACCCACAGCGCCGAGCCCGTTTCGGCCGCAGCCGGGTTGCCCGCGGTCGTGAGGTTGACGCCCGCAGCGCCGGTCGTGACGAGCCGGTGCCCGAGGTCCCCGGACATGTCGAGTCCGGTGGTCGAGGAGAAGTGCGTCGCCGGGGACTCGACGTAGTTGCCGTTCCAGGTGACGGTCGGCGACCCGTCGTCGTCGATATCGTCGACGCCTCGGGCGATGGTCGTCGAGTCGTCGCGCAGGGCAACCATGCACATGACGACCGCGCCGTCCGCGATCGTCAGGGTTGTCGATGCCGTGGCGCTGAACGGGTCGTTGGCCGCGATGGCCGCAGTGGCGTAGGTCGGCGCGACCCATGCGTCGCTCGCGCCCTTCTGCCACAGCATGACGACCGCGTGCGCCTCGGTCGGCGACGCGGACCAGTTGAGCGACGGGTTGCCGTCGCCCGACTGCCAATCCCGATACCACGCGGCGACCGAGACGGAGCCCGTGCCGTTGCCCGCGCCGGTCGTCCCGTCGGCGAAGCTGTTGACGATCGGCGTCCAACCCGAAGGGTTGGCGACCGTGATCGCGTAGTCCTTCCAGTTGGCGAACAGGAACATCCGATCGCCGGCGGCGGGAGTGCCGGGGATCGTGACCGAGGATGGGTCGGCGACGACGCGCGCCCAGCTACCAGCGGTCTTGAGGGAGATAGCCATTCCGGCCCTCCCCCGGTTAGGTCTTGGGCTGGGTGTACGTCAGGGCGGTGATGCTGACCGTGGCGCCAGTCACGAAGGACACGGTATTGAAGTTGATGTCATCGCCCGACGTGCCCACCGTGACATCCATGACCGTGGTTCCGGTCGAGTCCGCGATCCGTGCCCAGGTAGCGGTGTCGGTCGCGTCGGCCGAGCCGTCCGATGTGATCGCGGACGCCGTGGCCACACCGTTGACCGCGCCGCCGAAGGCGGGGTCGGTGAATGTCAGCGTGGCGAGCAGCGTTTGAGCACCAAGGGCGGTGTCGGCGTTGGTCGGGATCGTGCCCGCGTAGATCTTGATGGTGCCCGCACCGGCGCCAGCGTCGATGCGGTCCACGACTGCATCGGCCGCGGCGCTCGCGGAGTCGTTGGTCAGGCGGGGATCAGCGGCCATTGCGGACTACCTCGGGTGCGTGTTCGACGTGGTAGGAGCGCCGGTCCACGATCACCGCCGCGGCGGGCTCCATGAGTTCGCCGCACTTGGCGCAGCGATACCAGACGTGGCCGACGCCGCGGATCTCGGGCTTGGGGAGGCGGGTGTCGTTCATTCCTCGCTGATCTCCGCGATACGCCCGGCGAAGTCGCGCCGGATGGTCCGCTTCTTGGGCGGCAGGGTCGACTCTACGATGCGGACGTCCTGCACCGGCGGCGTCTTGACCGTCGGCAGCTTGACAATCGGCGCCACGTTGACGATGTGCTCGACGCCCTCGATCCGGTCGCCTAGGGCCTTGATCTCGGCGACGATGGGGTCGAGGTCGGGCGGTTCCACGTTGACCGTCTGCGGCTGGAGCGACTGGACGACCGAGTCGGTGCCCAGCAGGAACGTGGGCGCCGGCTGCGGGCGGGCGGCGAGCTCGAGGGCCTTGGTGGCGAACTCGAACAACTCGCCCCGGTCGGCGCTCTTGCGGTCGGGCACGACCGGAATCCAGTCGAGGGTGCCGTTGGGGTGATCCTCGATCCCGAACGCCTCGTCCACCGAGAACGTGCGCCCGTCGCGCGCCCGGCAGGGTTCGTCGACGTCGCCGTCCGACGCGATGACCTCTCGGACGTTGTACTCCTTGTAGCCGTGGAGCGCCGACTCGTTGTATGCGCGCATCGTCTCGGTACGGGCGATCAGTTCCGAGCGGTAGTTGCCCCAGATGTGGAGGTCACGAACGCCCGTGTAGTCTTCCCGCGGCACGCCATAGAGCAGTTGGTTGAGGCTGTAACCGCGCTGGACGCCGACCGCGAGCTCCTCGGCGATGGCCTGACGGGTCGTCTCGTTGATGCCCGTGATCCGCTCACCGGCGTTGCGCAGCACGGACTCCGTGACCCGCTTGATGCGCTCGGGCAGGATCGTGCGGTCCACCTCGTTGGCGACCACGGTCAGCCCGGAGCGCGACAACTGGAGGTAGAGGGTGTGCAGCGTGTCGGTGAGCAGTTCGTCTTCGGTCTTGGGGTCCCACCACTCGGTCGGGAGCGCCTTGCGAGAGGTCTTGGTCAGCGGACCGAACACCGCCTCGATGCGGTTGAGCACGCGGGCGCGCTGCGCCTCGAGGAACTCGGACATCCGCGGGATGAACCCCGGCAGCGTCTCGCCGACGACCTCGTCGCGCCGCGCCTTGACGGCCTTGGACACGACCTGGGTCGTATTCGAGGCGTCGGCGAGGTTGGAGTCGTTGACCGACACCCGCGTCGGGAGCTCGGTCGCCGGTGCCGGCGGCGCGTTGGGGTCGGCGGTCGCCGGCAGGGCGACCCACTCCACGTCGTCAAGCCCCACCTTGGCGATGGCCGCCTTGGGGTCGAACCCGAGCGAGATGAGCCCCTTGAGGGCGCCGACCTTCTCGATGACCTCGGTCGGCCCGTCCATGTCGGGCTCTTCCAGGTCGAAGTCGAGCGGGCGCCCGACTGCCGCCTCGTAGCGCGGGATCAATCCAACCTGGATCGTCTCCTCGATCAGTTCGGCCCGGTCGTGAACGCTGTTGCGCCAGTAGTCGCGGGAAACGTACTTGAGCGTCTCGCCCGACGACAGGCCCGGCAGCACCGGCACGCCGAGGACATAGGGGTTGATGGGAAACGCGGTGGTGATCTCGTCCCGGCTCAACTGGGCGAGCTCGGGGATGCCGATCTCCTTGGGCGTGGACGCCCCGCCCGCGTACTCCATCGGCTCGGGGAACAGCAGCAGCCGCCGGGCGGCGTTGGGGTCGGTGGCCACGTTGCGCCAAGCCCGCTGCGCCTCCTCGAACTCGGTGGTATCGAGCGCGCGGTCCTTGGGCCAGACCATGCCCGCGAGCCTGCCGCCCATCGTCAGGACGTCGGCGGTGTGGCGGGCGATCATGTCGGTCAGCGGGACCTGCGTCCAGACGGCCTCCACGATCGACGTGCCGTACCAGTCGTCGCCCGCGCAGGCGGTGGTGAACAGCAGGATCTCGTCCGCGGTGAACGGGATGCCGAGGCTGCCGTTGACGCCCTTGTCCATGACCCAGCCGACGAGCTCGCCGCCCGGCGCATACGACGGCTCCATCCGTGCGGGGTTGATGCCGTAGATGGCCGTGGGCAGCTGCCCGCCCTCGCCACCCTCGAGGTACCAGAACGCGGCACCCGCGAAGTCGAGCCGGATCTGCGTCTTCTGGCGCAGCATCCGCCCCGTCTGGCCTGGGTTGGGCCGCTCCATGAGGCGCAGGAACTGCTCCAACGGGTCGAGCCGGTCGAACGGGATGTTATTGGCCGGGGCGACGACGTCGGCCTCGTTGTCGCCCTCGCTGTCCTCGTAGGCGAGCGTCGGCTCGAGGCCCGCGACGTCGGTGCTGATCTTGCGCCCGCCCTTGTGGAACCAGCCCACCGAGTACGCGGCGAGATAGCGGTTCATCCGCGAGCGGTTGTCGAGCCCGAGGACCGACGTCAGGTTGGGCTCGCCCCGCTGGTACGCGGCAAGCCACGGGCCGCCGTTGGTGGCCTTGCGGGCCGGCGGGCGCCGCAGGATGCGGTCAAGGAAGGTGGTCACGCGACGGCTCCGAAGGATGCGACCCGGCGGCGAGCGCGTGACCGGGCGAACTGCCATAGACAAAGGGCGTCGGCGACGTCGGGGCTGGGCAGCCCGCGCGCCTTCATCTCCTCCTTGGACTCGATCTGCACCTTGCCCGACGAGGTGAGGCGATAGGTCGGGCCGGTGAGCTCGGAGCGGAGGCGTTGATAGGTGGGCTCATCGAGGCGGGCGAAGCTCAGTTCCCCGCGGTACAGCGCCTCGCGGACGTTCCACCACAACTCGGCCCGCATGTTGAGCATGGCGTCGTTGTCCGACCCGCCGCCCGCCTGGACCTCGTGGACCGAGCCCGGCAACCGCTGCTCGCGGAGGCGGTCGTACACGCCCGAGCCGATGCCCACGACGTCGACCGCGAGCACGCCGCGACGCTCTCGCAGGAACCGGGCGCCGAGGCCCGCAACCTGCATCGTGTCGTGACCGTGGACGATGGTCACGAGGTCGGGACCGTTGCCGCTGCCCTCGACGAGTACCGAGTCGTCGGTGCCGAAGCGGGCCACGTCGAGCCCTGCCGCCTCTCGGACGTCGGTGACCTGCGGCGTGGTCCGCGCCCGCTCCACGAGTTGCAGCGGAATGACCTGGTTGGACGCGGTGTCAGGGAACTGCCCGAGCACTTTTGCCGTCCACCACGGCGTGCCCTCGAGCCCCAGCGACCGCTGCTGCTCGACCCAGAACGGGGTGACAAGCTCGTTGGCCGCCTTGGCGGGGACGGGCTCGCCGGTGAAGTTGGGCGTGTCGAACACGCTGATCGTGATGGTGTGCCACACCGACGACCGGCAGGCCTCGTAAAACGGCCCCGACGGCTCGTACGGGTTGCCGATGGCGAGGATGCGCGACGCCTCGTTGACCACGAGGCCGCGGGTCGCTTCCCACAGGGCAGGCCCGACACCGTTGGCCTCGTCGATGATGACCAGCACCCGTTCGCCGTGGATGCCCTGCAAGCCTTCGGGGTCGTTGTCGTCGGGCTTGCGGCCGATGGCCCAGCCGCCGGTGCCGGTCTCCCAGCGCAGGTCGTTGCCCCACGACGGCTGCCCGGGCAGGTCGCCGCGCCGCCATGCCGTCCGCAGTTCGCGCCAGTAGATATCGCGCAGCTGCGAGAACGAGTTGGACGTCGCGACGAGGATGCCGCCCGTGGACACCCACCAGGCACCGAGGCGCGCCGCTGTCCAGTCCTTGCCCGAGCCGAAGCACGAGGGGACCGCGACGTAAGGGTGATCGCGGACCGCCTCCATGATCCGCCGCTGGATGGACCACGGGCGCTCGTCGAGGATGTCGGTGACGAACCCTGCGGGGTCGTCGCGGTACAGCGGGTAGCCGCTAGTCCGTTGTCTCTCCCGAAGGCGGCGGCGCAGTTCCGATAGTGCCTGCGATCTGCTCGGCTTCCCGAACGATGGCGATGAGGTCCGCGTCGGTGAGGGTGCCTGTGATGTCACGGCTCTCGGTCCTCGCGGTGGCGGCGCCTGTCATCAGCGCGTGGCGGTCGTACAGGGTGGCGAGCGCCTGCTGCTTGTCGCGCAACGGGATGGCGGGGTCCTTGAGCCCCGCGATGACCTGCTCGACGCCCACCTGGATGCCGACCCAGAACTGGTCGGCGACGGCTTCCCGCGCGGTAGTGCGGAGGTGTGCGAACTCGGGCCGCTGCGTCCAATACTGGACAGTCTCCTTGGGGATGCCCGTCCGGCGCTCCGTCTCGGTCACGCCATGCACCACCGCCAGCCCTACGGCCTCGGCCCTCTGCTTGGGGGTATAGCGGCGCCGGGTCATGCGGGGGTCCTCGGGGGCGAGCGCAACTACGGTGGGTCGCGGCGCCGTCCGGCTGGCCGCTGGGAGGTGGGCTAGCGCGTATGCTAGCCGCTCGGTTGGACTAGGGCAATATGCCAAACATCATGCAGCCACCTCCCGACGGAGGTCGAGCCGCACGTCCGACAGGCGCCGCCAGAACACCGACAGCGCCTTCTCGGCCACGTCCTTGGCGCACCACTCGGGCACGCCCTCGATCATCGCCGCCTCGGCGGGACCCGCGTCCCCGAGCACGACATGGCCCACGATCCACGCACGCCGCCGGGTGCCCTCGTCGGCCGCCACGTCCATCGAAGCGAGGGCACGGCGGAACGGGGTGAGGTAGGTCTCGGTTGCCGCCTCGTCGTGCTGGTCGGTGGCGAAGTCGCTGCCGTACAGGTAGCGGGCGAACTCGGGCGCATAGGCGGGGGTGCCGCCCGCGTCAACCTGCGCGGTGTGCATCCGGGCCGGCACCTCATCGGCGTAGGCGCGGCGTAGGCAGCGCACGAGCTCGCGCAGGTCCCGAGGCTCGTGGCTGGGGCGGTCGAACCGCACTTCCCAGGACTTGGCGTGCTCGTCGGCATAGGTCGCACTGCGGCGGGCCAGCGCGTCCGCGTTGGCCTGCGAGTCGGAAGGGCCGAGGTACGGGCGGCGTCGCCTGCTCATACGGGCGTCACCCGCTGACGGGCAACGAGGCCGAGGATGGCCGCGGACACGGCGAGGATGGCGCCCACCTGCTCGCCGGTCAGCCCGAGGCCGAACGACACCACGAGGCCGAGGACGGCTTGCACCACCGCCAGCACGAGCACGGGCTCCTGGGAAAGCCGG